TCATGAACTGAATATACACAAAGCACTTGTTTCGGCAGGTGCTTTTTTCATGCCCTCACGAAGGAGGTGAAACCGCATGGCAAACCGAATCAAGGGCATCACCGTTGAGATCGGCGGCGATACTACCAAGTTGTCGAAGGCTCTGGAGGGTGTCAATAAAAACATCAAGAACACGCAGACGCAGCTCAAGGATGTGCAGAAGCTGCTGAAACTCGATCCGACCAATACGGAACTGCTCTCGCAGAAACACAAGCTCCTCGCCGATGCGGTGACGGCTACCAAAGAAAAGCTGGAAACCCTGAAAACCGCTGCGGAACAAGCAAACACGGCTCTCGCCAACGGCGACATTTCGCAGGAGCAGTACGATGCCCTCCAGCGTGAGATCATCGAAACGGAACAGGAGCTACAGAACCTCCAGCACGAGGCAGAGGCTTCCAGTACGGCTCTTGCCAAGCTCGGTCAGGCGGGAGAAATGCTTGAAAAAGCCGGTGACAAAATCGCCGATGTCGGAACTACACTGACCACCCATGTGACCGTTCCTGTTATGGCTGCCGGAACTGCCGCAGTCAAGACCGCAGCAGACTTCGACTCCGCCATGAGCAAGGTCGCTGCTGTATCCGGTGCGACCGGTGATGAGCTGGACGCACTCCGGGACAAGGCTCGTGAGATGGGGGCAAAGACCAAGTTCTCCGCTTCCGAAGCCGCTGATGCTATGAACTACATGGCAATGGCGGGCTGGAAAACCGGTGATATGCTGGAAGGTATCGAGGGCATCATGAACCTCGCAGCAGCTTCCGGTGAGGACTTGGCGACAACCTCGGATATTGTAACAGATGCATTGACCGCTTTCGGCTTAACTGCTGCCGATAGCGGTCATTTTGCTGATGTACTGGCTGCGGCATCGTCCAATGCAAACACAAATGTCAGCATGATGGGTGAAACATTCAAATACTGTGCGCCTGTTGCCGGTTCACTGGGATTCTCCTGTGAGGATACAGCACAGGCAATCGGACTGATGGCGAACAGCGGTATCAAGGGTTCGCAGTCTGGTACGGCGCTCCGTGCAATCATGACTGCCCTTGCGGGCGATGTGAAGTTCTGCGGTGAATCCTTCGGCGAAATCGAAATTGCAACGACCAACACCGATGGTTCGATGCGTGAACTGAATGACATTCTGGCGGACTGCCGTGTGGCTTTCGCACAGATGTCAGAATCGGAACAGGCATCGGCGGCACAGGCACTGGTCGGCAAGAATGCAATGTCCGGCTTCCTTGCGCTGATGAATGCCGCACCTGCGGATATTCAGAAGCTGGAAGGTGCAATCAGCACTTGTTCCGATGAGATTGACGGTTATAACGGAGTGACCGCAAAGATGGCTGCCGTCATGCAGGATAACCTCGGCGGGCAGCTCACCATTCTGAAATCGCAGCTTCAGGAGCTTGCCATTTCTTTCGGCGAAATCCTGATGCCTGCAATCCGGGCAATCGTGTCGAAGATTCAGGGCTTCATTGACAAACTGAACGCTATGGATCCCGCCACAAAGGAAACCATTGTCAAAATCGCACTGGTAGCGGCGGCACTCGGACCTCTCCTTGTCGTAGTCGGCAAAACAATGGTCGGTGTCGGCAAGCTGATGCAGCTTGTTGCCAATCTCCCGACGATCATCGCAGGCGCAAAGGCGGCATTCACTTCCTTCGGTGCTGCGATCGGCGGTATCAGTGCGCCCGTGGTCGCTGTCATTGCAGTTGTCGCTGCACTGGTGGCGGCTTTTGTGCATTTATGGCGTACCAACGAGGACTTCCGCAATAAGATCACGGCGATCTGGAATCAGATCAAGAGCATTTTCGATAACTTCTGTCAGGGCATCGTTGACCGTGTCAATGCCCTCGGCTTTGACTTCAAGAATATCAGCGAGGTTATCAAGGCTGTATGGGACGGGCTGTGTAAGTTCCTTGCTCCCGTATTCGAGGGTGTATTCCAGCAGGTCGCTAACATCTTCAAAGCGGTCACGGATATTATCCTGAACATTCTGGACATTTTCGTCGGTATCTTTACCGGCGACTGGAGCAGAGTGTGGGACGGCATCAAGGGTATTTTCGTAGCAGTCTGGAATTTCCTGAAGGACACGCTGAAAAACTACCTGAATGTGCTGTGTAATCTGTTCGGCACAAACCTTGATGAAGTAAAAGAATTCTGGGTGAACGTCTGGACGAGCATCAAGAACTTTTTCGTCAACATCTGGAACGGCATCAAAAACTTCATTACCGGCGTGGTCAATGCGATCAAGAACTTTTTCACAACTATCTGGACGGGTATCAAGAATTTCTTTGTCGGTATCTGGACGGCGATTTATAACTCCGTCGCTGAAAAGATCAACCTGATCAAGACGGTTATTACTGTTGTCTGGAATGCGATTCATACAGCGATCAGCATGGTGCTGAACGCGATCTGGAATGTCATTTCTACAGTATGGCAGACCATTTACGACTTTATCTCTCCGCTGCTGGAAGCATTCAGATATCTGTTCGAGACGATTTTTGAGGCTATCCATGTGATTATCAGCCGCGTGATGGACTGGATTCACGAAAAGATTACCACAGCATGGGAGAATATCAAGGCTGTTGTGACGATCGTTCTGGAGGCTATCAAGAGCGTTATTGAAACCGTATGGAACGCGATTCATACAGCGATCACCACGGTGATGGACGCGATCAGCAATGTTATTTCTACAGTCTGGAATGCGATCTCCAGCTTTATCTCCGGTGTGGTCAATGCGATCTGGTCTGTGATCTCCAGTATCTGGAACAGCATCAAAGATCATATCACAAATACACTGAATGCAATTCATGCGGTCGTATCGGCGGTATGGAATGCAATCTCCGGGTTTATTTCCGGTGTGCTGAATACCATTTCTTCTGTCGTCTCTTCTATCTGGAACGGTATCAAAAATACTGTCACAAATATCCTGAATACCATTAAAACAACGGTATCGAACATCTGGGACAGCGTAAAAAATGCTGTGACACAGAAGATCACGGCAATTAAAGACACTATCGTCAACGGCTTCAATGCTGCGGTGAACTTCATCAAGAACCTTGCATCGCAGGCGTTCCAGTGGGGCGCAGATATCATCAACGGTATCGTCAACGGCATTAAGAACTGTATCGGCAAGGTCGCTGATGCAGTCAAGGGCGTGGCGAATAAAATCAAGTCCTTCCTGCACTTCTCTGTACCTGATGAGGGAACGTTAGCTGATTTCGAGAGCTGGATGCCGGACTTCATGCAGGGGCTTGCACAAGGCATCAATAAGAGTAAAAAGTATGTAGAAAAGGCAATTTCTGGGGTTGCAGATGCTATGACCATTGCGATGAATTCCGACTTCAATGTGGATATGTCCGGCGTGACCGGTGCGATGGTAGGCGCAGGCGGTACAACGGTAGTCAACAACTACAATAACGACAACAGCCGCACAGTGAATCAGACCAATAATAGTCCGAAATCACTGTCACGGCTGGAAATCTATCGTCAGACGCGGAATGCGCTGAATGTGTAATGGGGTGGGCTTTATGCTTGCCCTATTGCCGCGATATATCAGAATTTGCGGCTTTTCGTATAGCAAATATGACACACGCCCCAATCATAACACCGCTCGTATTTAATATTATGTCATCAATATCTGTATGCCTTGCGGGACATAGCAATTGGGACAACTCAATAAAGATAATAAAACAAATCCCTGCGAATACAGTTTTTTTGATATTATCAAGCTTGCGAAAACAGATAGGCCATACTATTCCTACAGGTATAAACATTGCCATGTTCCCGATAATATTGATAAGCCATCCATCATATCTGTCAAAGAGAAAATAGAACGGGATTAAGCTTATCATGTCAAACGGTGTCTTTGAAAATCCAATTGTTAGTGTACCTATTTTCCCATTAATAAAATGTAACGGAAAGTATACAAATCTTGCAATAACTACAAGGCATATATAGACAAGAAGCATCTGTAGTTCGCGTTTTACCGAAAATTTCTTGAATCTGATCGCAATTATGAATCGCACAAGTATCCAAATGAGAGTTATAAAAATAAACATCTGTAGATAGGAAATCTCAATCATAGTCACTGCCTCCTCCTTTCTTTAGCAGATAGCTTGATAAACTACGATTTAGCGCAGAGAGCCTCCGCTCATTTTTCTATTATAGCATATCCGGTCCGAATAAGTAAAGGGGGTGCAACCATGTTTTTCAAACTTATCCTTGAAAATGCCAATGGTGATCGTGTTGACATGACCACGACCGCCAACCAGTATATGACAGCAAAGGTCGAGGGCTTGTCGCCTCCACCCGGAACGATCAGCACATCAAGCTATGCTGGCATGGACGGCAGCTACCTGAACAACGCATTCATAGAAAAGCGGAATGTGGTGATTCACTTTGAGATGCGGGGTGTAGGCGTAGAAGCCCGAAGGCATCAGCTATACAAGGTAGTGAAACCGAGCAGATATGTCAAAGTGTATTATCGTACCGCAGGCATAGATGTGTTCACTGAGGGCTATGTGGAGACCTGCGAGGTCAGCAACTTCGAGCAACTTGTCACCGGACAAATCTCTATTCTCTGCCCGGACATCTACTGGTATTCCACAGAATCCGTCATGGCATATTACAGCCAAATCACAGGCGCATTCACTTTCCCGTTCCCGACCGAGAGTAACCCGGAGCCGTTTGTACTGGGTAAATACAATACACAGAATATCATGGAGATCATCAACGACGGCGACGAGATCGGTTTCACGCTTGTGATCGAAGCACTCGAAGATGCCCGTTCTCCTACGCTGTATAATGCGGATACAGACGAATATCTGCAAATCACGGGAGAAATACTCGCAGGTGATATCATTACCGTCACAACAAAGACAGGTAATAAAACAGTGACACTGGACAGAGGCGGTGTTAAGACTAACATCATCAACCGCCTTGTTTCCGGCTCAACCTGGCTGACGCTGCGTGAAGGCAAAAACCGCTTTTATCTGCGCGGTACCGGACTGCAAAATCTGAAAGTGACGATCGTACACACAAATGCTTATCTTGGAGTGTGATATATGCAGATTGAAGTATACAGAATGGACGCTGAGGCAGACAGCCTAACGATCACACTCGAAGCAGTGTGTGACAGTTTTTCCTCGCTACTGTGGGATATTGAGTATTATCAGTGCGGCAGCTTTGAAGTGTATATCGCCGCCAATCCGGAGAATCTATCAATCTTCCAGACAGGCAGAATTGTCGGCAGGGATGATGACAGCCAGCATTTCGGCATTATTGACTCTGTGCAGATCGACACAGATGCCGAGAACGGCGACTATCTGACAGTGCGGGGGCGCTTCCTCATGTGCCTGCTGGAGCGCCGCATCATTCACCCGACATATAATGTCACGGCGCAGAAGACATACAGCGAAATTGTGCATGATATTGTCAGTCAGAATACGCTCCTCAATGATAACCGTCGCATTCCCGGCTTATCACTCGGCTCAGTATCGGGGTCTTGCTGGGAACAAACCGCAACGCTGCAGGTATCCTACGAAAATCTAATGGAATGGGTATACACCATCTGCGAGAAAATCGGCGGAACGGCGAATATCAGGCTTGTGAAGGATGTTGGTGAGACCTACAAAATGGTGCTTGATCTCTCAGAGGGGACTGACCGTAGTCTGATGCAAGAGGACAATCCACATATCATCTTTTCCGATGCCTACAGCAATCTGTTGTCATTCTCATATGCTTCTGATTTTGCTGTTACTCGCAACTTCGCCTATATCTACGGCCACGGTGAGGGCTCGGAGCGAAAACATACCACATATTGTGTGGATAATGAGCCGACCTATCTCGACCGCTACGAGCTGTATGTTGATGCGAAAGACATCTCCGAGGAGGAACAGGTCGAAGGTGAAACAGTGCCGATTCCGGAGGAGCAGTATATTGCACTGCTGAAAACACGCGGGTCCGAAAAGCTGGTCGATCCGAAAACTGCATCAGAGTCGGAGATTGCAGCGGATTCTACACAGTATGTCTATAACCGTGATTATTATGTCGGTGACTATGTGACCGTGGAGCATAAGCGTTTCGGAATGATTCAGCCTAAAGTGCAGCTCATCGGTATGATCGAGGCTTTCGATCAGAACGGCAGAAGCCTGACACCGACATTCAGAAAGGAATGATATTATGGCATTTTCATGCGGCTTTTTCAATTCAAAAGGGCTTGACAGAACCTATACAGCGGAGGACTTCACAGCATATCTGTCCAGTATCATCTGCAACGGTATCCTTGATACCTACGGTCAGAACTTCAAGCTAACAGCGGCAAACAGCGGTCTCGGTGTGGTTCTCGGAACCGGAAAGGCATGGATCAACGGACACTATTTTATCAACGATTCACGGTATGTGATCGATCTCACGTCGTATCAGGACGAGTCCTTGCCGAGATATGTCGGTATTGCAATCTATCTTGATACCACAGAATCCGTCCGTAGTGTTTCGCTGAAACTTTTCCCTGGCACTCCGGCTGAGAACCCACAGCTTCCGACTATCCCACAGGATGAAGATCATGTTCGTCTACTGATGTATGCTGTACGCATGAATCCGGGAGCTTCACGAATTACAGAGAGCGATTGGTTCGATTACCGCGAGGACAGCAATGTCTGCGGTTACTGCAAGTGCATTCTCGGCAAATGCAAGGTCACTGACCTTATGGCGCAGATGGCACAGCTTATCGCAGAGGTGCAGGAAAACAACGAGACCATTGCAGAGCTGACCAATAAGGTGGATGAACTTGAAGCTGAGGTTGAGGATATCGGAGATATTGTTGCTGCCGGGCAGTGCGGTGAAAATGCGTACTATGCGCTCTATTCCAGCGGAAAGGTGCTTGTGAAGGGTACGGGCGCAATGTATGACTACGACATTGAATCGAATCGCTCACCGTTCTACAGGAACGACGCAGTGAGATCAGTCGTTGTTTCCGAAGGCATTATAACCGTTGGTGAGGATGCCTTTGAACGCTGTCTGAATCTGGAATCTGTATCTCTCCCGACATCACTCACCTCGATCGGCAGCGGTGCATTTATGCCTGCGGATGAATATCCGAGTGCAGCTGGAAAGCTGAACAGCATTACAATTCCCGATGCCGTTACAACAATCGGCGGTGGTGCTTTCTGGGGTGCCGCTCTTACTTCTCTCACAGTTCCTCATAATGTAGCGACGGTTGGAAAGTATGCTTGCCGTGATTGTACGAGACTTACCTCCGTCCGTTATGAAGGTTCTGTGATTGGCGGCTTTATGTTCGTTAACTGCACAGCTCTCACGGGCTTTACAATGGCGCACACGGTCACAACAATCGGTGAACACTGCTTCAATTACTGCGGCGCACTTGAAACGATCACTTACGAAGGCAGTCTTGCGGATTGGGCAGCAATCACGAAGCAGTCCAACTGGGACGGCAAAGGCGGCATGGAGGTTGGACAGTCAGGTCTTACCCGTATCCAGTGCCTTGACGGATTTATGGAATGGGATGCAGAGAATCATGAGTGGAAAGTTGGTGAAGAATAATGTGGAAATTTCTTGTAAAAACCAGAGCATTGAGATCGTGGAGCGAGAGATTCTCGCAGACCATCAGATCCAGTATGTGCAGTTCAAATTCACATTTGACGGAGACTGGAAGCGTTTTCACAAGGTGGTGCAGTTCTCACAGTGTGATGAGGTGTATTCCGTTGTGCTCGGCACAGAGGGAACGACTTTGTATCTGCCCGCAGAGCTTCATGCGGGTGCGGCGAAAATGGCTGTGTTCGGCTATGATACGGAATCGGATACGACTGTGAGAGCAACAACTGTTCCGGTAACGCTGAATATCCGTGAATCCGGCTTTGAGGGTGATGAACCGCCTATCCCGCCGACACCTGATCTGTATACGCAGCTTCTGAAGCGCATTGAGGATGCGGAGCACGGTCTTGACGGCAAAAGCGCCTATGAGATCGCCGTTGAACACGGCTATATCGGCACGGAAGAGGAATGGCTGGAAAGTCTGAAGGGAAAGGACGGCATCACACCGGATATGTCGGAGTACCCGAAAACATCTGAGGTCACGACCATTATAGAGCGTGAGATCGCACCTGTTGCAGAGGAGGCACACAGTCACGATAACAAAGATACGCTCGATGCGATCACGCCGGAATTGCTCTCTGAACTTTCAGGTTTGCAGCAGTTTGAGGACAGAACACAGTATGGAATTCAGACACTGAATGAAGCTGTGGAGAACCTCAGACCGAGTACGCATACACATAACAATCTCGATGTGCTGAACGCTCTGACGGCGGCGCTCCTTGCTGACCTGCAGGGCTTGCAGCAGTTTGAGGATGCAACAACCTATGATATTCATGATATCCGGGAAGCACTTCTCCCGATCAGTACTGCGGCGCATACACATAACAACAAAGATGTACTGGATACCATCACAGAACAGTATATGCGTGATCAGGCTGCTTTTCAGGCTTCAACCGCAAGCGCTCTGCACGGACTGTCAACCGGACTCAGTGAAGTATCTGCGCAGGCACATTCGCATACGAACAAGGCAGTGCTGGACGGCATCACGCAGGAAATGCTCGATGATATCGCATCCATAGCAACAGTTGTTGGACAGGCGCATTGGCATCACAACCTCACAACGCTGAACAGTATCACAGAATCCCATGTCACTCGCTGGAACGATGCATATACTACAGCCATGAATCTGACTGAGCGTGTGGGTGTCAATGAGGGAGTATTCGAGCGCTTCAAGACTGAGATCCTCTATGATATGCAGGGAGCGCAAACTTCTATCACGGACATTTACACACGCCTTGAAGCCGTTGAAACTGCACTCTCCGGAGTGGATGAGGCGCTTTCCAACATCGTGGAGGTGAGCGAATGAGTATCGGAAACTATCTGACTGCTCTTGATGAGCAGAGGGATGCCTTAGCCCGAAATCTGACTACTATGGGCGTGCAGGCTTCTGAGACTGAAAAGCTGAATACGCTCGTGCCGAAGGTTCTGCAAATTCCGCAGACAAAGCCGGATGCCACGCTGTTCAGGGCTTCCATTGATGCGCTCCACGACTACGGCGAAAAGCTGTACACCTTCTATAACGACGGATACCGTTCTCTTGCCGGATTCACGGAGAATTATCCGCATTTCTGCTGTGAAGAAAACGGATATGCGATCTACTACAATCAGCCGGACTTCAACTGGGGGCAGACCATTTACACGATGTGCGTTGAATCTGTTCACATCAGCAGTAACAGAAAGATCATGCTGAGTTATAAGTCGGGTGCTACGGATATCGGTGAGATGTGGCTTGTTCCGAAAAATAATACCGGACTTTCTTCAGCTGAGACAGCAAGGTATATCTATGAGGCTATCCAGAATCACAGTGCTATTTCTGTTCCGTTCGGCTGGCTCGGTACTGTGGGCAACTATGTCAATATACTGCATGAGTGCAGTAACATTCCTTCGGTAGAGTATTACCTTGCATGGAAAGCAGTCACCGACAATACCAGTCCGATGATCAGCGCTGTGAAGGTTATAGATGTGACAATTTGA